CGAAGACGATGAAGACGAAATGCACGGTAAGAGTGCAGTCGCCCGCGCTCGCCGCCGTGAACGCGCGCGCTGCGCCGCCATTTTCGGTTCGAAGGCCGCCGCGCGTAACCCGGCCCTGGCCGCGAACCTGGCGTTCAACACCGCCATGACGCGCAGCCAAGCTCTTGGCGTGCTGCGCGATTCTCCGGCGGCGCATGACCCGAATGCGGGGCGCTCAGCCAGCAACCCGAATATCGGTAACGGTGGCAGCCAGTCCCCGGGACGCAAAGCTGTCTCCAGCTCCAGCTGGGACCGCGCGTTTGCCAAGGCCAACCCCGGCTCGCGCCGTTAATTCTTCCATAGAAAGGATTTGCACTTATGGGCAACCCTATTGTGACGCCATTGCAAGAGCAGCTGCATAACAGCGGCTTCATTGTTTCCGAGGCGCCGGGCCATCAATCGCGTGACCAAATCACCTTGACCGGCGGCATGCTGGTTCTGGCTGGCACCGTTCTGGGCCAGATCACCATCAGCAATGGATCGCCGGTGGCCAGTTCCATCGCCGGTTCCGCCAACGTCGGTAACGGCACGCTGGCCATTGGCACCCAACCGCAGGCCGGCTATACCCCTGACGGTGTATTCGCCATCACCTTTACTGATCCGACCCATTTCAGCATTGCTGGCCCGAATGGCTTTAACGAAGTGGATCTCCCGGTTGGCGCTGCGTTCAACGCAGACGGGATGATTTTCACTATCACCGCTGGCGGCACCGCCTTTGCTGTGGGGGATGCGTTTCAGATTACCGTTACCTCCCCGGGGTCTACGGGTCAGTACCGTCCGCTGAACCCCGCAGCAACCGATGGTTCTCAGGTGGCGGCGGCGATCCTGTTCGCCACCAAGGATGTGACGCAGGCCAATAAACCGGCCCTGGCAATGACTCGACTTGCCGAAGTCAATGGCTCCGAACTGATCTGGCCGTCCAGCATCACCGGCGCGCAGCAGACCGCCGCGCTTAACCAGTTGACGGCCATCCACCTCATCGTTCGCTAACTGTAACCACCCCTCTAATTTTAAAACCGCCTTCGGGCGGTTTTTTTATTTCCGAAAGGCAGAGCCATGCCCGGCAATATCCTTGATATTTTCCACCAGGATGCATTCTCCGCAATCACCCTGACGGACGCAGTACAACGTAATCCGTACCAACCTGTCGGCTTGGGTGAGATCGATATTTTCGATCCGAACCCGATCCGCACCAAAGCACTCGCCGTTGAAGAGCGAACCGGTAAGTTGGTGTTGATCCCGTTCAGCGAACGCGGCGCCGAAGGTACTCAGCGCACCACTGAAAAACGCAAGATCCGCTATTTTGATGTGCCGCGGCTGATGCACGACGACACGATCTACGCCGAAGAAATTCAAGGCGTGCGTGAGTTCGGCGAAGAGTCTGTTTTGATGCAGATCGAAACCGAAGTCGCCCGCCGCCTGTCGGGCCCCACTGGCTTGCTGGCCTCGGTGGAATACACCAAGGAATACATGCGCCTGGCCGCAGTGCAAGGCCTCTGCCTGAATCCGGCCGATGGTTCTGTGGCATACAACTGGTTCGACGAATTTCAGATTACCCAGGCGCCTGAAGTCGGTTTCAATTTAGCTGCTGGCACGCCTAATTCTCTGCGCCCGATCTGCAACGGTATCGTTCGGAGCATGGCGCGCAAGGCCCAAGGCGCCTTTACGCCGACCACCCGCGTCTATGCGCTATGCGGTGACTCGTTCTATGACTTGCTCACCAATCATCCGGATGTGATCCGTACTTTTGTGAACTGGTCTGATGCCAAGGCGTTGCGCGACAACAGCCAAGGCGCGGCTTTTGATGCCTTCGATTTCGCCGGCATCACCTGGGTCAACTATCGCGGTTCTGACGATAACGCCACCATCAAGATCGCTGACGACAAGGTCAAGTTCTTCCCGGTCGGCGCTCCTGGCATTTTCCGTGAAGCGATGGCGCCTGGTGAAACCGTTGATTGGGTCAACACCCCGGGTAAGCCGGTCTACGTGCTGCCGATCTTCGATCAGCAGCGCCGCATGTGGTGGAAGATGGAAGTCTATTCCTACCCGCTGATGATCTGCACTCGTCCTGAAGTGTTGTTCTCTGGTCGAGCTGAGTCGTAACCATGTCAATCGACTGGGACGCGCTGGTGCTCGGCCCGGTGCATCGTACGTTCGGGGAACCGGTGACATATCAACCGGTCTCCGGTCCTGCGAACCCTGCGTTGACCGGTGTTTTCGACGAAGGTTATCAGTCCAGGATCGAACTTGAGGACGGGTCGGTTTCCTGGACGACGCAGGCGCCGACATTGGGTATTCGCCTCGCTGAGTGGGGGGGCGCTCCCCAGCAGGGCGAAACGGTGACGATTCCGAGTGTTGGGAAAACCTTCATCGTCGTCGACGCCCGTCCTGACGGTCATGGCGAGATCCGGTTGATTCTGGGGAGCGTGTCATGACGACATCCTCAGATTTGCGCGCAGCGGCTGTTACGGCGCTGACCGGAGCGACCGCAGCGGGCGGCAACGTCTTTTCCCCTCGCACCTGGCCAACATGGAACGGCTCTTACCCCGTTTTGTTCGCAACCACGCCGGATGAATCCGGTGAATCACATGGGCGCACCAGTGCGCCGCACTTTACCGTGACGACGACCCTCAAGGTCGTGGCGCGCGTACAGACCGCAATGAAGCCGCATGACGCAGGCGCAGCCGATGCACTGGTCCAGCTGGAGCTGATACGCGATGAAATCAAGGCCGTGGTCATCAACGCGCCGAACTTGATGCCGCTACTTCAGCAGTTCGCCGCTTTCCGCTGCCACATGGAAGTGACCGAGGAAGGGGGCTTTCACCTGGGCGAGCTGGTAGTTGAAATCGACCTGGAGTTCTACCAGGGACCGGATTGCTTTTATCAAGATCCGGGCATTCCGCTCGCAGCTATTGGCGCCACCGTTGTCCAGCCATCCGGCACTGCCGCACCGACGTTCTCAATTTCTCTCCCCCAATCGTAGGAGGTCCATATGTGGGTTAAGCCCGCTCCTGGTCTCAAGGTTCGCGACCCCGATACCAAGCAGTTACTGCCCGAAACGGGCATCGAAGTGCCGGATGATTCGATTATCTGGAACAAAATACTTAACGATGGCGACGTGGTTAAATTTTCGCCGCCACTGACCACGCAAGGGAGTACTGAATGAGCTCGGTACCCTTTCGCATCATCCCGTCCGCTCTGCGCCTGCCCGGCGCTTTGTTTGAGCTGGACAATTCTCAGGCCAATACCAGTAGTGGTGGCGCTCAGCGCACGCTGATCGTCGGCCAGATGCTGAGTAGCGGTATCGCTACGCCAAATGTCCCGATCATTTCGGGCGGTGTGGGCGATGCGCAGAATCAATTCGGCGCATCCTCCCAGCTGGCCAATATGGTCAGTATGTACCGTAACAATGATGCGTTCGGCGAGGTCTGGTGTTTGCCGGTGTCGGATGGTGTCGGCTCTGCGGCGGCGACCGGTTCCATTGCCTTCTCCGCACCCCCTTCGGCGGCTGGCGTGATCGCACTATATATCGCCGGCACCGTGGTTAATGTGCCGGTGACGGCTGGTCAGGCAACGGCATCGATCGCTACGGCGGTGGCTGCGGCGATTAACGCGATCGCCATGATGCCGGTGACGGCGAGCGTGAACGCTAGCACGGTGACGCTGACGGCGGATAACAAGGGGCTGTGCGGTAACGAGATTGACATCCGGCTCAATTACTACGGCACCTCGGCGGGTGAAGCCACGCCAACCGGGCTGACGTACGCCATCACGGCGCTATCTGGCGGCGCGGTCAACCCGTCGCTGACTACCGCGCTGGGCAACTTGGGTAACACGACGTTTGACTTCATTGTGTCGCCCTATACGGATACGCCAACCCTGACGTCATTGCAGCAGTTCCTTAATGACCAGACTGGCCGTTGGTCCTGGATGCAGCAGCTCTATGGTCATGTGTTTTCCGCGTACGCGGGAACCTATGGCGGTTTGACCACGTTCGGCTCTGGCTTAAACGATCAGCATAAGTGCGTAATGGGTTTCTATGGCAGCCCCACGCCGAGTTGGTTGTGGGCCTCCGCAATTGCTGGGCAAGTGGCGGTCAGTGTACGCGCCGACCCGGGTGTTCCGGTGCAATATCTGCCGTTGGTTGGTGTCCTGGCGCCGCCGTTGGCTAACCAGTTAATTAAAAACCAACGCCAGGCGTTGCTGTTTGACGGCATCAGCACCTTCATTGTCGAGGCCGATGGCACGGTACAGATCGAAAACCTGATCACGACTTACCAAACCAATGCCGCCGGTGTTCCCGACAACAGTTATCTGGAAATCGAGACCATGTTCCAGCTGATGCTGGAGATCCGTGTGCTGGAGGCGGATTTTCTCAGCAAGTTCGGCCGCTGCAAGCTGACCAGTGATGAATCGAGACCGGCGCCGGGGTCTGGCTTGGTTGCGCCCAAGACGATCTGGAGCAACATCGTCGCGCTTTACCAGGAGCGGGAGCGGCTTGGATTTGTCCAGAACAGCGCCGAGTTTGCCAAGAAACTGGTGGTACAACAAAACGCCACCAACCCGAATCGGGTGGACATTCTTTGGCCTGGCACACCGGTCAACCAGATGCGCACCTTCGCGACCCTGGTGCAGTTCCGCCTCGCCTGATCGTAAATCGAAAGCCGCCTTTGGGCGGCTTTTCCCATTCTGGAGGACAACAGCATGTCCGGTAATGCTATTGCAGGTAGCGTCGACCTCACCGTCAACGGGACTACCTATCTCATGGAGGGTGATTGCAAATGGTCGCCCAACTCCTGGAAAAAGGAGACGCAATCCGGTCTGGATCGCGTCCACGGTTACAAAAAGTCGCCGTGCGCGCCCTTTATCGAAGTCAGCATCCGTGATAGTGGCGGTCTGACTGTCGCTGACTTTGGCGATATGGATGGCGTCACCGTCACCCTGGTGCTGGCAAACGGTAAAACCGTGATTGGCTCCGGCATGTGGACCGTCACCCCGCAAGAAGTCGATTCCGCCGAAGGGAAGTTCACTGTCCGCTTCGAAGGTCCGACCGATTCAGTAACCGAAGTCACTGCGAGCTAAACATGGAACTTCAAGACACCAAGACGATTACCCTGCGTAAGCCCATCACCGTGGGCGAACAGACGGTCACCGAAATCACCTTGCGCGAGCCGACTGCCGAAGAAATCGGCCGCGCTCAAGACAAGGCGACGAATAACACCTTCGCCACCATCAATCTCGTCGCAATCGTCGGCGGGGTCTCGCGTGCGGTTGCCGGGAAGCTCTCGCAGCGCGATTTCATGGAGGCGGCGAATTACCTCGCACTTTTTACCGAGGACTCCCCACAAACTGGCGAAGCGTTGTTGCCGATCTAACCAAGTTCTACGGCTGGGGTCCAAAAGACGCTTGGGGAGAACCCGTCTCCCGGCTGATGTGGTGGTTTAAAGAAGCGCAGAGGATGACCAATGGCGAATAAGCTCGAAATCCTCATCACCGCCACCGATAAGGCGACCGCGGTGATGAA